TGGGATCCTAGAGTTTACAGTACATTTACACAAGCAGATCATGACGACAGCTATGATCCGCCTATGCCAATCTTTGTTAGCACAGGATATTGATATAAATACAGTATGACACAACTTGATAAAATAGGTGAAGATCTCTTCAATAAAATACGTGGACGCTTTCCTAGCGTGACCATAGGTGATGAAGATGGCAACGTGACCAATGAACCTTTAGCTGCTCGTTTTTTTGATTTTGATTACAAAACAGACTCAAGAACACTGGGCAAGGTCAGTGTAAGCATATCAGAAGACGACGGACTTACAGTGATCTATTCACGTGATTTTATTCAAAACGAAAATGAAATGACGCAAAACGAATGGTATAATTTTTTAAAAGAACTGAGAGTTTTTAGTAAAAAACGTATGCTAGATTTCAGCGTCAGAGACATCAACAAATCAAATCTAAATAAAAGAGATTATCAGTTTTTAGCCAATCGCTCTGGGGACGATAAAATGAACGAATCAAAACTATACGGAACACACAAAGTTAGCTATCAAAAGTTTGACAACTCAAGACTTGTTATTAAACATACAGAAAGCATTAACGCAGAAAGTGTAACTGGTCGCACACAAAAGATTGGTGCTATCTACATTGAAAGCTCAGAAGGCGAAAGATTTAAATATCCATATCGTCATCTAAGCGGTGCTAGAGCAATGGCACGTCACGTAAGTGAAGGCGGCAAGCCCTACGATGACTTTGGTACACACATTACTAATATGAGCGAAGAGTTAGCTAAACTGCGTAAGTTTAAATCATACATGGGCAGAAGCAGTGTAATGGCAGAAAGCCTAGCAGGTTATATGGATATTGTCAAAGAGCGTATTAGCACAGTTAAGAAAACAATCGAAGGTCTCCAAAAACCAGCATATTACAAAGAAGCATTTGATTCATTTGAAACTCCAGTATTTGAGGATGTACCAAGTGATGTTGCTGAAAACTGGATAGATGAATTAACTATTAAACAATTTAACGAAGAATTAGCAGATGTATTTCCTTATATCTACAACCTAGTTAAAGAAGGCACAAAGGCCAAAGCATTAGGGCCAGATGATCTGGACGAAAGTGGACTACAGTATTACACAGGTGTTAAAAAGCACGGTAAAGAATATATGAAAAAGGCTGCACAAGCAGGTCGTGAAGGCGCAAGTCAAGAAGAACTAGGCCGCTTAAAAGACAAGTACAGCAAAGCAGAAAAGAAAACCAAAGAAGAGTTTGAACTAGAGCAGGCATTTGAAGACACAATGGGTCAGTTTGCAGATCATATATGTGAAGATTGTGGCAACCCAAGTTGGCGTACACTCAGCGAAGAAAAACAAAAAGGCGTGGACGGCAAAGTATGCTGGAAAGGCTACAAGCGTATGGGCACCAAGATGAAGGGTGGCCGTCGTGTAGACAATTGTGTTAAAGTTAGTGAAGCAGAAGATGATAACTTTACACCCGACGATCTAAGACAACTACAAAAGATGAATAACGTAGATGATGTTAAACGTAGAGCAATAGAACTTATTACTACTAAATCTCGTAGACCAATGAAACCAGAAAAAGTAGCATGGTTTAAAAGAGCAATAGCAAGTAAAAGAACACCAATGGATGTAATTAAACTGATGTATGATCTACTGCTGTCGGGAGACGGTAACGCTGTTATTGGCTCAAAGGGCTCTATGGCAGGCAATTCATATCGCAGAACATTTGGTGAAGACGATTTAGAAGAAGCATATATTAACACAAGCAAAGACGCTATAGCAGTACTAGGCAATCTACGCAAGATAGGCAAAAGCATTGAAAGAGGTCAAGGTACATACGATGGTAACCTTGCAGGCGAATATGCCAATGATGTTTACGATGTTATTTCATGGCTACAGGGCAATGCCGACACCAGTGACCCTAAATTTAAACAAATAATAGCACCTGTAATTGAACTACGTAAAAAAGCAAAAGGCATGGAAAGACAACCGGGCTCAGGCAAAGATGCTCGTTTCGGTAATGAAATCGTAAACACACTTTATCCGCTAATGCAGTGGATTGAAATGAATGTACAAGAGACTAAAGGAAAAGATCTAGACAAAGACGGCGATGTTGATTCAGATGACTACATGAAGGCAAAAGACATTGCTATTAAAAAAGCTATGGGTAAGGGTGACAAAGAAAAAAAGACACCACTAGGCGAATTTATTCTAAGTTATTTTGACAGAGAGTCAGGCCAGTTTCCTAAAGGCGAAACCGCAGTATTAACAATGATTGAAAAGGACTATGGCGAAGAGTTCATAGAACCCGCAAAGGCATTCATTGAACAAATCAACAATCTTGTAGCAGAACGCTTTGGTTTTAGAGAACCAGACATACAAGAAGACAACTACGAACTAAACGACATCTCAAGGTTAGCGGGTCTTTGATCCGCTAACTGGTTGAAAAATATTATCTTTTCTGGTTGACAAGATAAATAACAGTGTGTAGTATGTAAGAGTGCTGCACATATTAGGCACAAAGCACATAGGCAACATATAGGAGGCAAAACTATGGCATCATTATCAGAAATTAGAGCAAAGCTCAAAGAACAAGAAACACGCTCAACAGGTGGTTCTACAGGCGGCGGCGACAACGCAATTTACCCTTTCTGGAACATGGCTGAAGGACAAACCGCAACACTGCGTTTCCTTCCTGACGGCAACCCGAGCAACACATTTTTCTGGGTCGAGCGTCTTATGATCAAACTGCCCTTTGCAGGAGTCAAAGGTGAAACTGACAGCCGTCCTGTACAAGTACAAGTTCCGTGTATGGAAATGTACGGTGAAAGCTGCCCAATTCTTAACGAAGTTCGCGGCTGGTTTAAAGATCCTACTCTAGAAGACATGGGTCGTAAGTATTGGAAGAAGCGTAGCTATATCTTCCAAGGTTTTGTGACAGACAATCCACTCAAAGACGATACTGTTCCAGAAAATCCAATTCGCCGCTTTATCATTGGTCCTCAAATTTTCCAACTGATCAAAGCTGCACTAATGGATCCAGATATGGAAGAACTGCCAACTGATTTTACAGCCGGCGTTGATTTCCGTCTTAGCAAAGGAAGCAAAGGTGGTTATGCAGACTACGGTGCTAGTAACTGGGCACGTCGTGATCGTCCGTTGAGCGATGCAGAAATGAGAGCAATCAACGATCATGGTCTGTACAATCTCAATGATTTCCTTCCTAAAAAACCCACTGATGTGGAAGTTAAAGTGCTAAAAGAAATGTTCGAAGCAAGCGTTGACGGCGAAGCATATGACATGGATCGTTGGGGACAATATTTCCGTCCCGCAGGTATGGCAGCACGTACTGGTGATCCTAATGTAGCAGCAAGCCCTCGTGCTACCGCTACAAGCCAAAGCGCACCAGCAGCACGTGACGAGGATGACGATATCCCTTTTAAGGCAACTGAGGAGGTCAAACAGGCCGCTGCTCCTGCTCCTCAAAAAGCAGCTATGCCAGAAACAGGTGGAAGCGGCGCAATGGACATCCTTGCAAAGATTCGCGCACGTCAAAGTCAAGGTTAAGCAATAACGAGAGCTTGTTTTTAACTAAGCAAGCTCTCTCACTTGCCCAAAGTTTTTTTAGATTAGGAGTTATACATGGCAACCAAGGCGTTTGATCCTAGTAAGTTCAGAACACAACTTACAAAATCAATCAAAGGCATGAGTGCAGGCTTCCACGATCCCACTGATTGGGTATCAACTGGAAACTACGCTCTCAACTATCTACTGAGTGGTGATTTCCGTAAAGGCATTCCCTTAGGTAAAGTAAGTGTTTTCGCTGGCGAAAGCGGCGCAGGTAAATCTTATATTGTAAGCGGTAACATGGTAAAACATGCTCAAGAACAAGGCATCTTTGTTGTGTTGATTGACAGTGAAAACGCACTGGACGAAAGCTGGCTACAGGCACTCGGCGTCGATACTGGCGAAGACAAGCTGCTAAAACTTAACATGGCTATGATCGATGATGTTGCTAAAACTATCTCAACGTTTATGGATGATTATAGAGCAATGGATGAAAAAGATCGTCCTAAGGTATTGTTTGTAATCGACAGTTTGGGTATGCTTATGAGCCCAACTGAAGTTAATCAGTTTGAAGCCGGTGATATGAAAGGTGACATGGGTCGTAAGGCCAAAGCACTCAAAGCACTTGTGACTAACTGTGTTAATATGTTTGGTAGTTACAATGTAGGCATGGTTGTTACTAACCATACTTATGCATCGCAAGACATGTTCGATCCTGATGACAAGATTTCGGGCGGTTCGGGCTTTGTTTATGCAAGTTCAATGGTTGTAGCTATGAAAAAGCTAAAACTAAAAGAAGACGAAGATGGTAATAAAACATCAACAGTTCAAGGTATTAGAGCAGCTTGTAAAGTTATGAAAACACGCTATGCTAAACCGTTTGAAAGTGTACAGGTTAAGATTCCTTATGAAACAGGTATGGATCCTTACTCAGGGTTGTTTGATTTGTTTGAAGCAAAAGGCTTGCTAGAAAAGCAAGGCAATCGCTACAAGTATGTTGACAGTAACGGTGTTGAAACGTTAGAATATCGTAAGAATTGGACTGGAGATCTACTCGAAATGGTTATGGCTGATTTTCCTCTCAAAGAACGTGAAATGGTAAATATGGCTGACTCAGCTGATGTTGAGGTTGATCATAACGAGGAGTTTACTACTAATGAATGAAGGACAGATTGGTGATATCTGGACACTGTTTAAAGAGTATGTTGATAAAAAGCAGGTAGAAATTGTAGCAGAAAAGTTTGTTGATCTACTAGCTGACTATGGAGTAGACGACAATGTGTTTAAGGATGTACTGGGGGTAGACGCTGATCTTGATGCAGCTATAGGCTACTATCTAGACATGGACATTGATCAAGACGATGAGGATTGGGACGAGTAATGGGATGGTATTCAGAAATATCGAGAGATATCTCACGTATTCCTGAAGCAATACAATACTTTGAAGACGAACTTAATCAAGCTCGTTATGAAGTAAAAATTAAAGGTTCAATTGAACGTGCCGCAGCAGAAATGCCCGGCATTGTTGAGCAACGTTTTAATCAATTGCAAGAACTAGAAGCAATTCTAGAATATCTAAACATAGAACTGCGTAGATTGCGCAGTTCTTATTTTAAAAAATATCTTGAAAACTATCCACGTGCCCTGTCAAGCCGTGACGTAGAAAAATATGTCGACGGTGAAGCAGACGTTGTTGATTACGAAAAAATTATCAACGAGTTTGCTCTTATTCGCAACAAATGGTTAGGTGTTCTCAAGGCACTTGATCAAAAGCAATGGCAGATAACTAATATTGTAAAGTTGCGAGTAGCAGGGATGGAAGATGCAAGCCTTTAAATTACCTAAAATAAACGGCACACTTCCTAGTGAAAAAAATATTATATATTTTAGTTGTGATGAAAAATATTACGAAGAATATGCTGTTGCACTAATAAAAAGTATTATCTATCAAATGGATTGGATTAGTGTTCATTGCCATGTTATTACAAAAAATCCCAATATTACGTTTGAAGAATTTCCGAGAACAACACACAGCTACGAAATTATAGATCAAGAATTTTTAAATAGTATACCGTTTAAAGATAACGGTCCAATCGGAAAATATGGATTGATAGTTACTCCTGAAATATTGTATTATTCTTGTGCAAGATTTATGCAAGTAGATAAAATTTTTAATGAACATCATCATGTATTGCAAGTAGACTGTGATAGTTTATTGTATCAGCCTATACCTCAAGAACAATTTTTATGGGCCGCAAGTACACCACGAGCAATGCGCAAACCAAAATCTCCAGATAAAATTATGGCTAGTATTGTATCATTCGGTGCAGGAATTGTAGGTAATGAGTTTAGAAAATCTCTAGCTACTAAACTTTTTAATGCTTTTTCTCAAAATGCATATTGGTATATTGACCAAGTTGTTCTAAAAGAAGAATTTGATCAAACAGATTTTGAATCTTTGCCTTTTACATGGAATTCTTGGAATTTAAAAAAGAACAATTCTTATTTTAAAACTGCCAAAGGCAACAAAAAATCTGAAGAAACTTTTATTAACGAAATTCAGATTTGGAAAAATTTTAAAGAATGAAAAGTTATATAATACGTTTATCAGATTTTCCTAATAGTGTAGAATGGTCAACAAACGCATACAATTCTGCAATTAATCATAATTGGAACATTGAATATTTTGAAGGTATAAATGGTCTGCATCATTCATTAGAAGAATTTGATCTTTTTAGAAATCCAAATCATCGCAAAAGTAGAAAATCGTTTGAACGTCCGGGAACTGTAGGTTGTTTGTTAAGTCATTATAGTTTATGGCAAAAAAGTATAGAGTTAAACGAATCAATCTGTATATTCGAACATGACGTAATTATTAATGCACCCTTTCCACAAATAGAATTCACTGACGTATATAAATTTGTAAAAGGCTCTTTAGCTAAACCTATATACATAGGAGATTGGTGGGCTAGCGGTGCTGGATATTGTGTTTCACCTCAAGGTGCTGAAAAATTAGTTACATTTTCAAAAAATGAAGGAGTTATGCCAGCTGATACAATGTTAAACACTGGCATAGTAGATATGAGTTTTGATTTGAATAATATTGTAACATTAGAAAATCATAACTTTAGTTTTACATGGCATCTAAACTCAGTTTAGTAGATAACTGTACCCCATTTTCTTTTTCTGCCGCCTGCATAATGATCGGCATATAATCCAAATGTTTTGTTAACAGGATTCCATTCTCTAGCATCTAACTGCTTTATATTAATATTTTTATCATAAAACAACTTGTTAAGCAGACCTTGTCCTTGATATTCATATTCTTTTTCAAGATATTCTGCAAGAAATTCCTTTGTTTTGTTTAATACATTTTTAGTAATATGCATAAATCCTGCATTAAAATAATTGTCTCTAGGAATACCTAAATTAGATGCTAACTCGCCAACAGTTTTTCCAGGGTCTATTACAGCAGCAAAATTATCCCCGCAAAGATTAAAAATATTAGGTGCATTATCTTTGATAATAAAATCTGAATCAAGGTATACAACTCTGTCATAATCAATAAAATCATATATTTTTAATTTTTGATAATCGAGATGTTTTCCTTTTGCAGGAAGAAAATCATCAGCAACTGAAACTTTATAATAGTCCGCCTCACATTTTTTAGCGTACATCTTTGCATTTCTTTCGCTTACTTCATACATTTCTGAAATAAAAGAATACGCTGTAAGATTAGTTGTTTGTATATGATTAGGAACATTGATTTGAAATATAATTTTTTTCATTGAGATCTCATTAAAGTAATATTTATTGGAGATAAATACACAGTTAATTTATCAAGGATTAAAAATGAAATGTATAGTTACTGGTGGCGCCGGCTTTATTGGCTCTCATATTGTTGATAAACTAGTAAATGATAATTATGAAGTTACTGTTATAGACAACGAAACATCTCAAGTACACAATAATTTTTATTATAATAACAAAGCAAAATACTACAAATTAGATATAGCTGATTACGAAAATACAAGAACACTTTATGAAAATGTAGATTATGTATTTCATTGCGCAGCAGAATCAAGAATACAACCGTCTATTAACAATCCTTTACTTGCTGTTAAAACTAATACGTTAGGTACTGCAACGGTATTACAATGTTCTAGAGAAGCTAACGTAAAAAAAGTTATATACAGTAGTACTAGTTCAGGGTATGGAAGAATAAACAATCCTCCACTTAACGAAACTATGCCAGATGATTGCCTAAATCCCTACAGTGTATCAAAAGTTGCCGGTGAAAAACTTTGTAAAATGTATACAGATCTTTTTGGTCTAAAGACTATTATTTTTCGATATTTTAATGTGTACGGCCCGAGAGAACCATTAAAGGGTCCATATGCTCCTGTTGTGGGACTTTTTATTAGACAATTTAAAGCTCGACAATCATTAACAATTGTGCCTCCTGGAACACAGCGTAGAGATTTTACACATGTAGACGACGTTGTTTCTGCTAATATGTTAGCAATGACACATGACGATCACAATCTTTATGGAACTGTGTTTAATGTAGGAACCGGTATAAATTATAGTGTTCTTGAATTAGCAGACATGATTAGTAAAAGCACTGTTTTTATTGATTCTAGATTAGGTGAAGCAAAGGAAACTCTTGCTAATAATAATAAATTAAAAGAAACATTTGGTTGGCAGCCTACTAAAAACATCGAAGAATATATTAAGGAAATGTTAAATGCTTAACTTTTCATTTACTAACGAATCTAGGTTAGATTTGATTAATTTGTCTATTGACAAAACAAACGCAAAAAAATATTTAGAAATAGGTTGCTTTAAAGATAAAATTTTTAACAACGCAAAATGCAGTTACAAAATTGGTGTTGATCCCGTTCAAGGTGGAAATAGAAGAATGACTAGTGATGAATTTTTCCTTCAAAATACAGACACCTTTGATGTGATATTTATAGATGGATTACATTATTATGAACAGGTATTAAAGGATTTTGAAAATTCTTTAAACTGTTTGAACGATAATGGAATAATAATAATTCATGACATGTTACCTAGAATCCAAGACGAAGCTGTTGTTCCTATTCCCGATCCTTTTCCTAAAACATGGCTAGGGGATGTATGGAGATTAAGTTTTGATCTAGCATCTCGAGAAGACATTTTATTTAAATTAGTGTTAATAGATGAAGGATGTGGATTTATAAAAAAAGAATCTCAAGTTCCTAAAAAATTTAATGTCGAAAATTCATGGACATTTTATGAAAAAAACGTATATGATCTACCTTTAATTACATATCAAGATCTTATAAAGGAAGTTTTTTAATGCACACTTCTTCAATTGAAAATATGAAAATTGCACTTTCTCTTATTGAGATTAATAAAAGATCTAATCTAAATATCTTAGATATAGGCGGTCGTGGTTTAAATGGAGACAGATCTTATAAATCATTATTTTCAATTCCAATTTTAAATTATTACATAGCAGATATTATTCCTGGAGAAAATGTAACACATGTTATGCTAGGAGAATATGAGTTGCCTTTTGATGATAACAGTATTGATTTGATTGTTTCTGGCCAGGTACTAGAACATGTAAAAAATCCGTTTCGAAGCGTATTAGAAATGAAGCGTGTCTTAAAAAATGGTGGACATATGATATTGATTGCTCCCAGTTCTGGGCCTAGACATGATGTTAGAGACTGCTGGAGATTTATGGATGATTCTTTTAAAGCTATTGCAGAAGAGTGTGAAATAAAACTTTTACATAATTGGATAGATTATAACGCTACTGCAAAGGATTCTTTTAGGTGGAAGGATCATGTGTTTGTAGGACAAAAAATAATTTAACCAATTAACTGCTCATATAAATATCTGTATGAACAAACGTATAGTACTTGTAACAGGAGGCTTTGATCCTCTACACTCAGGACACATTGAGTATTTTAAAGCAGCGCGACATTTGGGCGATCGCCTGGTTGTTGGTTTAAACAGTGATGCTTGGCTTGCTCGAAAAAAAGGTCGTCCTTTTATGCCGTGGGAAGAACGTGCAGCTATTATAAAAAATCTCAAAATGGTAGATGATGTTGTTGCATTTAACGACGAAGACGGAACAGCTTGCCATGCTATCTACAAAATGTTAAGCACCTACGGAGAAAGCAATACTGTAATATTTGCAAACGGCGGAGATAGAAATAACGGTACTACTCCTGAATATGAATTGTACAAAAATACCTATGGATTAGAGTTTGCATGGGGCATCGGCGGCGAAGATAAACGTAATTCATCAAGCTGGATATTAGATAGCTGGCGCACACAAAAAACTGAACGTCCTTGGGGATATTGGCGAGTACTGGATGACAAACCCAATCAAGGAATTAAAGTAAAAGAACTTGTAATAAATCCTATGTGTAGTCTATCAGATCAGCGGCACAGTTTTAGAGCTGAACACTGGTATGTTCTAAGTGGAACCCTTAGAATGGATACTGAATTTAACAATCGCAAAGACTCCCAACACCTTTATCAAAACAGTACCTATGTTGTTGGCGTCGAAGTTTGGCACAAAGCTATTAATGAAACAGACCAGCCTTGCCATATATTAGAAGTACAATATGGTGATAAATGTATAGAAGAAGATATTGAAAGAAGAGATTGATGAAAATATTTGTAGGATGGGACAGTAGAGAAGACATTGCATATCAAGTGTGCAAGCATAGTATTATAAGTAGACAACCTGCAGCAGAAGTTGTTCCGTTGAAGCAACCTGAGCTCAGAGAACAGGGCATGTATTGGAGAGATGTTGACAAACTAGCAAGCACAGAATTTACGTTTACTCGTTTCCTTATTCCTGAACTAACTGATTTTAGTGGTTGGGCATTGTTTATGGATTGTGATATGATTCTCACTACAGACATCAAAGAATTGTTTGATCAAGCAGACGATCGTTATGCTGTAATGTGTGTTCAGCATGATTACGCTGTGGCAGAAGGCACAAAGATGGACGGTCAAAAACAGACTGTTTACCCACGCAAAAATTGGTCGAGTGCTATGCTTATCAATTGCAGTCATCCTAGTAACAAGCAGCTTACAAAAGAACTAGTTAACGATCCTAGCATAACTGGTGCCTATCTACACAGATTTAGCTGGTTAAAAGATGAAGAAATTGGATCTCTAGATCATACTTGGAATTATCTAGTAGGTGTGTATGATGATATTGATGTTCCTAACCTAATTCATTATACCGAAGGCGGTCCTTGGTTTGAACATTATAGAAACTGCAAATTCCATGAAATATGGAAAGAAGAATTACAGGCAATGATGAATGACTGACATGTTAGCCATTGATGTAAATGATGCTATTGTTGGATGTCTAGCTAAGTCTGTCAACGCAACTCCTATATCTACCTATAAAGATTTAAAGAATTTCAACAAGGATATTCCTGTTATTTTTAGAAGTATGGCTCAGCGTAAAACTGTATCAGAATGCGTTAAAACAAATAGAGATTATTTTTATATAGACACAGGTTATTACGGAAATTTATTTAAAAGAAAGGACTGGCATCGTGTGGTAAAAAACGGAATGCAACACTCTAATATTAGATACGATTTGCCAGACAATCGATTTAATTTTATAATTAATGGTCAAGAATTTGTGCGTTTTAATAAATGGCGAAAAGATGGAGATAATATTTTAATTGTTACTCCTAGCGATAAACCTTGTAACTTTTACGGTATAAACAGAGACGAATGGTTAGAAAATACTATTACAGAATTAACCAAACACACTGATAGAAAAATTATAATAAGAAATAAAGGCCTAAGAAAAGATCGAACAGGTGATAAGAGCATATACAATCAATTTGAAGAAGACGGTATATTTGCTGTAGTTACGTACAACAGTATAGCAGCCACTGAAGCAATAGGTTACGGTATTCCATGTTTTACACTTGCACCAAATGCAGCAGATCCTTTCTGTTTAAAAGATCTTAGCAAAATAGAAACACCGTTGTATGAAGATGAATCCAAAGTAATTAAATGGCAGCATTGGCTAGGACACTGTCAGTATACTCCTGAAGAAATGCTAAATGGAACTGCAATGCGATTAATAGAGGAGTATGATCTAAAATGACTACTAAAGTAGCGTCGTACTTAATGGGCATTCCGCCAGGAAATACCAATCCAGAAAAGCCTGCTATTATTGTAAATTTTATAGAAGGTGTATGGCGCTGCGGCGATGAAGGAACTATAGTAACTGATTACAATCCCATCGATGCTGATGTAGCTGTTGTACAAGGTTATGTACATCCTGGTAGCAAAAATGTACCTCACCTTAATCTAAGAAAAGAAGTATTTGAAAAACAACAGCGAGATGGTAAAAGAAGCATTATTGTTGACAGTAATCTCTTTTTATATGCAGACTCTGGCAACAGCAGAGGTTATTTGAGATACAGTTATGACGGTATTTTTCCTAATACAGGAGAATACTGTAATAGCAATCCTGATCCTGAAAGATGGGAAACAATTAGTAAGAATCTTAACCTAACTCTCAAACCGTTACAGAAAACAGGTAAGGACATACTAATCTGTTGTCAACGAGACGGAGGTTGGAGCATGGGAGATAATAAACTATTACCTTGGTTGGTAAAAACTGTAACTGACATCAGGAAATATAGCGATAGACGTATAATAGTAAGATTTCATCCAGGCGATAAAAATGTGCTAACTCATAAAAGATCTTTAGCAAGATATAGGTTATCAAACGTAGTTATTAGTCATAACGAAAGCATACTTCAGGATTTTAAGTTTGCACACGCAGTAATAAATTATAATTCAAGTCCAGCAGTGGCCGCGGCTATAGAAGGTGTACCTACATTCGTGCTTGATCCAAAGCACAGTCAAGCAGCTGAAGTTTCTCATCATGATTTGTCACGATTAGAAAATATTAAAGAATTCGATAGAGAATTATGGGTAAAGAAAATGGCACAAATGCACTGGAGTTTAAGCGAACTCAAAGACGGAACTGCATGGAAGCATCTAAGGAATTGGGCCAAAAAATGACAAAACACATTACAGTAGTAACTACCTTTCATAACAAACATTATAGTGTTTATGGAGAAAAATTTTTAGATAGCTTTGCTAGACACGTAGACAAACGAATTAAACTTTTAGTTTATGCTGAAGATTGCATGCCTAATAACCCTGATCCTATGCGTATAGAAATATTAGATGCTAAAAAATCATTACCAAAATTAAATGCATTTAAAGAACAATGGAAGGATGTGCCTAAAGCAAATGGTAAATGTCCGTGGCCAGAACGCAGACTAAGAGACTGGAACAAAGAATTTAAATGGGACGCAGTAAGATTTGCCAACAAAGTATATGCTGTGTTTGATGCTTGCGAACGTTCAATAGACTGGTGTGTATGGATGGATGCTGACAGTTTTATACACTCACCGTGGGATTATAATGATTTTTGTGATCTGCTTCCTAATACCAGTTGGATTACATATGTAGGTCGAGGTAAAGGAAGTCAGACTTGGCCTGAGTGTGGGTTTTATGGAATGAATCTAAAAGACCCAGTGTGTCAAGAATTTTTAACAGAGTTTGAACGAATGTATAAAGATGCAGAGAATGGGATCTTTATGTTAGATGAATGGCATGACAGTTTTGTTTTTGGCCATATATTAGAAAATATGAAACAAACAGCACCTAATGTATTAGATTATTCAGCTGAAATATACTTGTCAAATACTGCTAAAACAGGCGGCGGCGGCCATCCATTGATCAATAGTAAACTAGGACGTTGGATGGATCACATGAAAGGCGATCGCAAGTTTGAAGGCGCTAGTAAATGCAAAGATCTAATGGGTCATAGAAATGAACCTTACTGGCAAAAAATTTAAACTGTGGAGAGAATACGGTGCGCTTAATTCACGTCCTGTTTTTGATGCCTTTGCTAATGCTGTTACTAGCAGTGGTGGTATTATTTCCAATTCTACTAATTATGTCGATTCCGATGTTCATGTTATTTGGAGTGTTTTATTTCACGGCCGCATGGCTAGCAATCGTAATATCTGGAACGCTGTCACTGCTAGTAATAAACCTATCATTGTTCTTGAAGTGGGGGGCATACAAAGAGGCACAACGTGGAAGGTCGGCCTTAATGGCATCAACCGCGACGCCTACTTCTGTGATAGCGGAAATACTGGAGAGAGAGCGCAGACACTAGGTCTAACAGTTAAGCCTTGGCGTACAACTGGAGAATACATTCTTATTGCTGGGCAACACGATAAGAGCTTACAATGGCAAAATCAACCCAGTATAAGCAACTGGTTTTTAAAAGTTTATACTGAAATACGCAAGCATACACTTAGGCCTATTATATTTCGTCCACATCCTAGATGTAGATTACCTGATATAGAACACGGACTTAAATATGTGTACAGACAGGAACCACAGCACATTGACGGTACTTACGACGATTTTAATATGGCTTTTGACAATATATTTGCTACTATTAATTGGAGTAGCAATCCTGGCATACACAGTGTTATCAACGGGATTCCTAGCTTTGTTAGTAATCATAGCCTTGCTTATGATGTAGCCAACGACATAGATTTCTTACACGACATAGAAAATCCGTTGATGCTAGACAGAACACAATGGTTAAACGATTATGCTTATACAGAATGGACTGCGGAAGAAATAGCACAAGGCCTACCACTTAAACAGTTGACACACAAGCTTTTTTAAGTTATATTGTGTGTATGCAGAAAATAGGTATACACACAATAGAAGATTGTCTTGAAATCCTGTCAGGACTTCAAAAGCATAATCTCGCATTTAACGTTGACGTAAGCGATCGTTCAATCATAGAAAGTGTTGCTCGTCAAGTTTTTCGTAATACTGCTATGACAGATCGTCAATACACTCTTATGAAAGAAAAACTGCTCAAGTACAAATCGCAGTTTGAAAGTCAAGACATCATAGGTTTTGACCGTGCGCTAGAAAAACTGCGCAATCCTCTGCGTGAAA